GTGGCGCTCACCGATACCGCCATCCGCACCGCCAAACCCCGCGACAAGCTCTATCGCCTCGCTGACGCCCAGGGCCTTTGCCTTGAGGTGACAACCGCTGGCGGAAAGCTGTGGCGCCTTCGCTACCGATTCGAGGGCAAGGCCAAGATGCTGGGCCTGGGCACCTACCCCGCTGTCACCCTCGCCCAGGCACGCGAACGCCGGGATACCGCTCGCAAGTTGCTGGCGCAGGGCATTGACCCAAGCGCCCATAAACAGCAGGAAAAGGCAGCAGCCGCGACCCAGGCCCTGACGCTCGAATCGCTGGCGCGGGAGTGGTACGACTACAACCAGCCACGATGGGCACCGGCCACCGCGTCGAAGGCTCTGCAGTACCTGGAGTCAGACATTTTCCCTGTGATCGGCAAGCGGCCCGCCGCCGAGGTCCAGCGCCCTGAACTGGTAGACCTGGTGCGCAAGATCGAGCAGCGAGAGGCGTTCAACGTCGCCCGCAAGGTTCGCCAGTGGCTGAGTCAGATATTCCGCTTCGGCCTGGCCAAGGGTGTGGTGCCCGGCAACCCCGCCACCGATCTGGACGTGGTAGCCGCGCACGCCCCGCGCACTCGCCATCACCCGCACGTATCAGAGGCCGAGCTTCCCGCACTGCTGGAGACGCTGGAGACAGCCCAATGCGACTTCACCAGCAAGATCGCCATTCGCCTGCTGCTGCTGACAGCCGTGCGCCCAGGCGAGCTGAGGCTGGCGCCCTGGGACGAGTTCGACCTGGAGTCAGCGACCTGGACCATACCAGCAGCACGGATGAAGGCACGTCGCCCTCACATCGTCCCGCTCCCACGCCAGGCCGTGGTTCTACTGCGTTCCCTGCACGAACTGACCGGCACATATCCCCTCGCCTTCCCTGGACGCAACGACCGGGCCAGGCCGATGAGCGAGAACACGGTGAACAAAGCGCTTTCCTCGATGGGTTACGAGGGGCGCCAGACTGGCCACGGTTTCCGCCATCTGCTGAGCACCAGCCTCAATACCCGAGGCTACAACCGGGACTGGATCGAGCGGCAACTGGCCCACGGCGATCAAGACTCGATCCGCGACACGTACAACCATGCGCACTACCTGGAGCAGCGACGGGAAATGATGCAGAGCTGGGCAGATGAAATTGACGCCCTTTGCGCTGGCGCGAATGTGGTTTCTATTCGGAGCGCGTCCTGATGAGCAAACTGAGCAAGTTCAAATATCGAATTTCGCCCAAAGAGGCGGCTACGCTGCTTTCTCGACTCATCGAAGAAGAAGTTACCGAGAACGATCTGTCGATAATGTATGGCAGCGGCTGGATTACCGCCAAGGTTAATTGCTTCGCAACACTCGTCAAGTTAAGCCCGCTACTCGACGAAGAAGAACATGCAAGGCAAGTCGAACTGGGGCGATACTTTATGAAGCCTGAGAGCGATTGCGGTCTTTGCTTAGGCTTTGATATCCCGGCTGACCAAGTAGATTTAGAGGGTGGCCGCGCTTTTGTGCTTAGGGATAAAGAAGGGGGATTCTATGCACTCCGAGACCAGACAACCGACACCTACCTAAATGACCTGCACGACAACATGCCGTACTTCGAGGAAAGTTCAATACTCCCATCGGAGATATATGCTCTAGCAAAAATGGCGAACAGTGACGACCCAGTAGATGAGCCAGAAGCCAAAGTCAGACTAAACGAAGACTGTGTATCCAACGTACCGCTATACAACTTTCCGCCTGGAGACGACCGTCCAATCAAACCGGCTCCCGTCATTATGATGCAGCAAGTACAAGAAGCGCCGTCATTCGCGCTCGCTGTCGCTGCCCTGGTCGAAATAGCAACGAACGGCGAAACCAAGAACCGCAACCAGTCATCCTTGATAGACGAGATACTCGATAACTACGACCTACGAGGACTGAGCAAGAGCAACCTGGAGAAAATGTTCTCCCAGGCCAACCGCAAACTCACCGAAGCAAAGGCCGCGAAAGCCTGACTGCAATTGCAACTGCAAAACTGATTTTTGCAGTTGCAATGACTCTCCGATCACCACCCGCCAGCATTGCCATCGTCGATTACCGAAACCGCCCAAGGAGGCGCAGACGATGGCTGACCCTACCAACAGCACCCCACCCGCTCGCCGCTTCATCAAACGCCAGGACGTTGAGTCGATCACCGGCCTGTCCTGCACCGAGATTTATCGCCGTATCGCCGCTGGCGCGTTCCCCAAGCAAGTCACCCTTGGCCCGAAGTCGGTTGTGTGGATCGAGGCCGAGATTCATGCCTGGTGTGATGAGCAGATCGCAGCCAGCCGCGGGGAGGTGGCGTGATGACTCTCGCCTCTCCATTCATGCCCTTTCGCCCATTCGTGCCCTTTTTTTCCATTCGTGCCCTTGTTCTTTCTCCGGCACGAATGGGGCACCAATGGGCACGAATGAAGAAATCGGTTGCTTGCGATGAGCTTCGCGGCTATGGTTCGCATGTCGCTGCAAATTCAGCGACCGGGCGTAGGAACCCGAGTAAGCAAAAGGCGCACGGCGCCCCATTTCGATTGCAGGCGCTTTTTTTGTGCCCGCATTCCTGCTTTATGGCGGCTGTGCGTGGGCAGACTTCGGTCTGGCCGGGACCCTTTTGCCCCGGTATTCCTACCCCACGCATAGCTGCCACCCAATCCCGTAGGAAGGATCGTGGCAGCTCCTCAACAGCAAAAGGAGCTACGCCCATGAACGCCATCATTCCGTCCAAAATCCGCGCCCTTGCCCACCGCAAGATGGCCCTTAGCGCCCTTCGCGCCAGCTCGTCCCTGTCCGTCCGCTTGAAGCGCTACAACCACCACATGGACCAAGCCCGCGCCCTGGAAGCCCAAGGGGGTGTGCAATGAACTTGCAGACCCGCGATGACCTGAGCTTCACCCAACGCGACGGCGAAGGCCGGATGATCAACTGGCCTCGTAACAACCCTGGAGTCGCTACCGACTGGGGCAAAGGCATCGGCTATTTTGAGCACGAAGTGGCCGAGCTGGCCGCTAACAACGAAACAGAAGCATTTCACGCTATTGAGTTCGCCATTATTGGTATGGGCGGACGCTACACATGCCTTGAAATGGGGTTTGCCGAGTCTGTAGCTCGGGCAGCAATCATTGGCTTGCGCGCTATGCGTAACGGCGTCGAACGGTTCGAACCTAACAACTTCGACGGGGAATAACCATGAACATTCAAAACGGCGCACTTGCGCCGATGGGATCGGCTTGCCTGGATAAAGTGCTTAACCGGTTAGACAAAGTTAAGTCCGCTGGCGCCGACAAGTGGAAAGCCTGCTGCCCTGCACACGACGACAAACATCCGAGCCTTGCAATTAGCGAGACTTCGGAGGGCGTTGTCTTGCTCAAGTGCTGGGCCGGTTGCACAACTAAAGAAATTGTCTCGGCGATTGGTCTGGAGTTGCGGGACTTGTTCCCCGGCGAAAAACAACCACGGCGCGGGCCAAGTAAGGCCGCGATTGAACATGAGCGCATGATTTATCGGATCGGCCAATCACTCCATCAGCAAGGGAGTTTGGTCGGTGACGACCTGGTGCGCTTCAACCTTGCCAAGCAGCGCCTGGGGGTCAAATGACGACTGATCGATTTGCCGAAGAATGGACCGAACCACTCAGCGCGATCACCCGCGAAGCAGCGCCAGCAGTATGGAAAGTGAAGGTGGCCAGTGCTGCATCGATCAAGCCCGTTGCCATCCGCTGGCTGTGGCCCGGCTGGCTGGCCAAGGGGAAGCTGCACATCCTCGCTGGCGCTGGCGGTACCGGGAAAACCACGCTGCTGATCGGCCTGATCGCCACCATCACCACGGGCGGGCGCTGGCCTGACGGCAGCCGCTGCAGCGAGCCAGGCAATGCACTGATCTGGTCGAGCGAGGATGATCCCGCCGATACGTTGATTCCCCGATTGACCGCTGCTGGCGCCGACATGAGCCGCGTCTACATCATCCAGGGCCGCACCAACGCCCAGGGTGACGCTGACCCCTTTGACCCGGCCAACGACATTGCCCTGCTGCGAGAGACTGCAAACGAGATTGGCGGCGTGTCTCTGCTGATGCTCGACCCAATCGTCAGCGCTGTGAAGGGCGACATGCACAAGGCCAACGACGTGCGCCGGGCGCTGCAGGGCGTGGTGGACTTTGCGGAGCAGAACCTTTGCGCCATCGTGGGAATTTCTCACTTCGCCAAGGGCGGCGCTGGCTCATCACCGACTGACCGGGTGATCGGCTCACAGGCATTCTCTGCGCTGGCGCGAACGGTGCTGGTGGCCGCGAAACAGGAAGACTCCGACCTGCGCGTGCTGGCGCGGGCAAAGTCGAACATTGGCACCGATGAGGGTGGCGTCTCCTACACCATCGAGACTTGCACTATCGATGGCGACATCACGACGACACACGTTGCCTGGGGCGACCTGATCGAAGGGTCAGCCAGGGAGATTCTGGGCGACGTTGAGGGGGCCGATGACGACGCCCGCCTGGATGACGATGATCCGTCAGAAGCATTACGGCGAATCCTCAAAGATGGCCCGATGATCGGAAAGCAGGCCAAAAGCCTGATGACGGAGAACGGCTACAGCGCGAAGCAGACCCGCACCGCACGCGAAAAACTGTCGGTAGTGACGGTCCGCGAGGGCTTCGGGAAGGAGATTAAAACCCTCTGGTCGCTACCCAAGGCCGAAGGTGCGTTTTCGACGTTTCCGCCATTCGTGCCCATTGGTGCCCCATTCGTGCCGGAGAAAGAACAAGGGCACGAATGGGAAAAAAGGGCACGAATGGACGAAACGGCACCAATGGAAGAAGCCGAGGTGGGCGAGGATGAGGTGGCCATATGAGCACCGCCATCGACTACCTGGCTCAACGCGGGCTGTCGGCCCGCAAGAAGGGAAATCGGGTAGTCGTATCGCCCAGGGCAATGGTCACGGATGACCTGCAGAAGTACATCCGGGCACACCGCCTTGAACTGCTGGCGGAGTTGGCGGCGAATGACGGTCTTGAGCGACGGTGTGGGTGGACAGTGGTTGTCCCTGGCAGGAAGCCATTCACGATGATCTCCGAGCCAATTACCCACGCCGAGGCCCTGGACGATGTTCGCGCTCGCTGGCCCGATGCAACGGTTCAATGATCCGCGCACCATAAATAGCAAATAACTATCAGAGCAATTGAACTGATAGTCTCAATGTGTTAGATAGAGACTATCAACTATCAATTCCTGATAGTTTTTGCCATTTATGGAATCCCACATGAAACTTCACGAACTGCGCGAGAAGCGCACCGCTGCCGTCGAGGGCATGAGAAAGCTGGTGGACACCGCTTCCGCTGCTGGCCGTGACCTGACCGCCGACGAATCCACCCAGTTTGAAACCTTCAAGACCGAAGAGCGCTCGCTGGCTGACCAGATCACCCGCCATGAACACCTGGCTGATCTGGAGAAGCGCACCGCCGCTCCCACCGCCACCGATACCCCTGAGCACCTGGAGAAGCGCGTCAGCGTGATCCGCGTGCTGCGTGCGCAGATGGAAGGCCGTCAACTCGACGGCGCCGAGCGCGAATACACCCAGGAAACCGAACGCCGCACCGGTCGCAAGGCTGAGGGCGCATTCGTGCCGTTCGCCGCCCTGGAGCGCCGCGCCAACACCACCGCGACCGCGCCCGAGCTGGTGGGCACCGACCACCGTGCTGACCTGTATATCGGCCCGCTGCGTGAGGCGTTGCTGGCGCGTTCGCTGGGCATCCGCACCCTGACCGGCCTGGTGGGCAATGTGAGTGTGCCCAAGTTCGGCAGCGGCTTGGAAACCGGTTGGGTTACTGAGGGCCAGGCCGTGCCCGAGGGCCAAATGTCGTTCGACGGTGTGACCCTGACGCCGAAGCATGTGGGCGGCAAGACCGAAATGTCGCGCCAGCTCCTGCAGCAATCGTCGCCAGGCATCGAGCAACTGGTACGCGAAGACCTGTCGTTCCTGATCGCCCGCCAGATCGACCGCGCCATCATCAACGGCAGCGGCGCTGCTGGTGAACCGCTGGGCGTACTGAACACCACCGGCATCCAGACCGCCGACATGCCCGCCACCTGGGCCGAGGTGCTGGCGCTGCTGGAAAAACTGGATGACGTGAACATCACCAACGCCCGCTGGCTGACCACCGCCGCGATCCGCACCATCCTGGGCAGCACCGAGAAGGTGGCCGGGTCTGGCAGTGGCTTCCTGTACGACAACGGCACCCTGGCCAACCTGGCGCTGGCGGCATCGAAGAACGTCCCGACCGGCAAGCTGATCTTGGGCGACTGGAGCCAGGTCATGCTGGGCGTCTGGTCCGAGGTGGACATTCTGGTGAACCCATACGCCGAACCGGCCTACAGCCGTGGCGGTGTGCAGGTTCGCGCGATGGCCACCGTCGATACCGCTGTACGCCATCCCGAAGGCTTCGTAGTAGCGAGCGCACCGTAATGGAACGCCGAGCAGCCGCAAGCCTGGAACGGAAAGGCCGGACGCTGTTCGGCTATGCCGCCCGTTTCGGCCAACCAGCGCCCATCGAGGGCTTTACCGAAATCATCCTTCCGGGGGCTTTCAAGCGCTCCCTTGCAGGACCAGCCGCCGCCAGCATCCGCGCCGTTTACGAGCACGATGATGCAGCCCTATTGGGCCGTGTCGGAGCTGGCACCCTGCGCCTTACTGAGGATGACGTGGGCCTTGCCTTCGAACTGGACCTGCCCGACACCAGCCTGGGCCGCGACCTGTCCGAGCTGGTGAAGCGTGGCGACGTGGCCGGGTGCTCATTTGGCTTCGTGCCGGTGAAGGAGGACTGGCAAGGCGAGTTGCGCAGCTTGCAGGACGTGGACCTGCACGAAATCACCATCACGGCGAATCCGGCATACCCGACCACCACCGTATCGGTGCGCAGCCGCAAGCCGATGCTGGCGCTGGCCGATGCCCGCCGATACCTTGAGTTCCTGGAGTGCATCCGGTGAAAAAGCTGTTCCGCCTGTTCACGCGCTCCAACAACACCCCGGCCTATGACACGTACTTCGACCGGTTCAGCCAGGCCGGTAACTCGGCAGGGGTCAACATCACGGTACAGACCGCCGAGTCGATCAGTGCCGTGTACGCGGCTGTCGCTGCCATCAGCGAGAGCGTGGGCAGCCTGCCCTTGGACGTGTACCGCCGCACCGATGACGGACGCGACAAGGCCCGCACCCATCCCCTGTACGCGCTGCTGCACGACGCCCCGAACGAGTGGCAGACCGCCCTGGAATTCCGCGAGCAACTGCAACGCCACATCCTGCTGCGCGGCAATGCCTATGCTCGCATCCGCTGGAGTGGTGCCGGTCGTGTGCAGGCGCTGGAACCGGTCAACCCGGACAGCGTGTCGATCCTGCGCAGTTCGGCCAGCGAGCGCCTGGTCTACGAATACACCGACCGCCACGGCAAGCTCCAGCGACTGACCGCCGACGAGATGTTGCACATCCGCTACCACACCGAAGACGGTGTGCTCGGGCGCAGCCCTATCCAGGTGGCCAGGGATACCCTGGGGCTGGCGCTGGCTGAACGTACCCACGGCGCCAAGATGTTCGAGCAGGGCACCAAGCTGTCGGGCGTGATCGAGACGGCACCCGGCACCACCAAGGAGCAGGCCGCGCAGATTCGTGAGAGCTGGGCCGCTGGCCAAGCTGGCGTGAACAACCACGGCAAGACCCCAGTGCTGCCCCAGGGCGCGAAGTACAGCGCGGTATCCATGACGTTGGAGGATGCCGAGTGGATCGAAGCCCGGCGCCTGTCGGTCGAGGAAGTGGCCCGCCTGTTCCGTGTACCGCCTGTACTGATCGGTGATCTGCGCGAGGCGAACTACAGCAACGCCGTGGAGCTGGGCCGGTACTTCGTCACCCACACCCTGCGCCGCCACCTGGTCGCGTGGGAACAGGCTATCAACCGCACCCTACTGGGCAGCGGCTTCTTTGCTGAGCACAACGTGGAAGGCCTGCTGCGTGGCGATAGCCTCAACCGTGCCCAGTTCTATCAACGCGGCATTGAGGACCGGTGGCTACTGCCGTCCGAGGTCCGCCGTATGGAAAACCTACCACCGGTGGAAGGTATCGACGATGAGCAAGAAACCAAGACTCCAGATGCTCAAGCCCAGGGTGCGAGTGATCGAGTCGATAGTGGAAGAAAAGCTGCGACTGGCGAAGGAGAAGACGCATGAAGGCGACCGACAAGGGGCGTTCGAAGTACAAGCCCAAGGCGCGGGTTATTCCCTTATCCAGCGCGGCGTGGCGCCGTCTGAGGGCACAGGTTCTAGCTGAGGAGCCACTGTGCCGCTGGTGCCTGGCCCGTGGTCAGTACGTGGCCAGCACTGACGTGGACCACATCAACAACGATGGCGACGACAACCGGCGTGAGAATCTGACCGGCATGTGCCACGAATGCCACAGCCGCAAGACGGCCCATGACATGGGCAAGAAGGTGTTCCTGGGGTGCGACGTGCGCGGCATTCCCCTCGACCCGAACCACCACTGGAACAGGCCAAAAGATCACTAGGAACCGCGCGCAGCTAGACCGCCCCCTCCCTGCTCTTTCTTCGCTAACTGCCCAAAAACATGAAGACCACGCCCCGCCGCCCCCGATCCGACAGCGCCAAGGCCGCCATAGCCGCGAGCCAGGCCGCTGCCATCGGTCCAATCCAGCCGCCGCCGCACATCCGCGTCCGCGATGCCGACAGGCCGTTCTGGGAAGCCATCGTGACCGCTCGCCCTCGGGATACCTGGACCGACGCCGACCTGGTGCTGGCGGCGAACCTGGCGCGGGCCTATGCCGACATCGAGTCGCTGCAGGACAGCATCGACCGCGACGGCATGTTGGTGGAAGGGAAGATCAACCCGGCGTGCGAGCTGCTGGACAAGATGACGCGCCGGTCCCTGGCCATCGGGCGCCAGCTCATGGTGGCAACCATCGCCACTGTGGGCAAAGCCCAGGACATCAACAAGGGCGCCGCACTTGAGCGTGATGCCAGGCAGCATGTGGATGACGACCTGATCCCGACCTTGGGGACGCTGCAATGACCCGCGCCGAAAAGATCATCGCGTTCATCGAGCGCTATTGCGTGACGCCCGAGGGCGCAGACGTGGGCAAGCCCCTGTGCCTGGCCGAGTTCCAGCGCCAGTTCATCCGAGACGTGTACGACAACTCGGCGAGCACTCGTCGAGCCATCCTCAGCGTGGCCAGGAAGAACGGCAAATCCGGCCTGATCGCGGGCCTACTGCTGGCGCATCTGGTCGGCCCCGAGGCGAAGCAAAACAGCCAGCTTGTGTCGGGAGCCATGAGCCGCGACCAAGCCGCCCTGGTGTTCAACCTGGCCGCCAAGATGGTGCAGCTATCGCCCGCCCTGTCGAAGATCGTCCGCATCGTGCCCAGCGGCAAGCGCCTGCTGGGGCTGAACCTGAACACCGAGTATCGCGCCCTGGCTGCCGATGGCAAGACCGCGCACGGCCTCTCCCCAGTGCTCGCCATCCTGGACGAAATCGGTCAGATACGCGGGCCGCAATCCGACTTCGTGGACGCCATCACCACCAGCCAGGGCGCCCACTCGGCACCGCTGCTGATCGCCATCAGTACCCAGGCTGCCAACGACGCCGACCTGCTGAGCCAGTGGATTGACGACGCCCTGCGCAGCAATGACCCCAAGATCGTGTGCCGCCTGTACGCGGCGGCGGCGGGCTGCGACCTGATGGACGAAGACGGCTGGCGAGCGGCCAACCCGGCACTGGGCATCTTCCGCTCGGAGACAGACCTGCGGGAGCAGATGCAGCAAGCCGAGCGCATGCCGAGCATGAGCAACACCGCCCGCAACCTGCTGCTTAACCAGCGCGTGAGCCTCGACAGCCCATTCATCAGCCCCGACGTGTGGATGGCCTGCGACACCGCGCCTGACCCGTTCGAGGGCCTGGTCTATGCGGGCCTCGATCTTTCGGCCCGAACCGACCTGACGGCACTGGTGCTGATCGGCAAGGTGGATGGTGTGTGGCAGGTCCGCCCGTACTTCTGGACGCCTGAGCAGGGCCTGTTCGACCGAGCACAGAAGGACCGCGCCCCGTATGACATGTGGGTGCGCCAGGGGTACATCCGCACCACGCCCGGCGCCACGGTTGATCTGGAAGCGGTTGCACTGGACATGGCCGAGATACTGAGCGACTGCGAGGTGGCGGCGATCGCCTATGACCGCTGGCGCATCGACGTGCTCAAGAAGGAACTGGAACGCCTGGGCCTGGAGTTGCCTCTGATGCCCCACGGGCAAGGTTTCCGCGACATGGCGCCAGCCCTCGACGCTCTGGAGGCTGAGCTGCTGAATGGCCGTGTCGCCCACGGTGGCCACCCCGTACTGACCCTGTGCGCTGCCAACGCCGTGGCGGTGAAAGACCCCAGCGGCAACCGCAAGCTGGACAAGAGCCGTCGCACCGGCCGCATCGACGGCCTGCAGGCCCTGGCTATGGCGTTCGGCGCCGCCCAGGTTGCCGAGGCCCCCGCCGATCTTGATACCGAGGTATTTTTCGTATGACCACCGTGACCCTTGAAGAAGCCAAGCTGCACATGCGCGTCGATCACGATGAGGAAGACAGCTACATCCTGGGCCTGATCGCCGCGGCTGAAACCCATGTCAGTATGTTCCTGGGCGATGGCCTGCCCGATCCGATGCCTGCACCGGTCAAGGCTGCCGTCCTGCTGCTGGTTGGCGACCTGTACGAGAACCGAGAGCGACAGGGCGACCGCACGCTGACCGAGAGCACCGCTTATTCCATGCTGCTGGCGCCGTATCGCTCGATGGCGGTGCTGTGATGCTGGCCGGTAAGCTGCGCTATCCAGTGGCGATTGAGCGCCCCGTGGACGTGCGCGACCAGTACGGCGGGTTCATTCGCACCTGGGAGCCAGTAAGCCGGGAGTGGGCCGATATCGAGAGCATCAGCGGCAGCGAGTTCATCGCCGCCCAGGCGCCTCAGTCGCAGACCGTGTTCCGCATCCGCATCCGGTACCGCGACGACCTGGTATCGAGCTGGCGCATACGCGAAGGGGAGAAGGTGTACGAAATCACCGCCGTGCTGCCCGACGCTCGCCGCCGGCGGATCGAGCTGATGTGCAAGACTGGTAGAAGTTGAGGGGTGTCGTTTGAAGGAACGCCACCGTGGCGTTTCCAACACAGTGTGTAGAAATCAACACAGTGGAGCGAGACAGACCATATCGTCCGATTCAGACCTGATGACCCGTTTGGGGTGTCCTCAGAATTGAGGATACCGGCCACTCCGCAAAGTGTGAGTAGGATTGTGAGTAGGCTTTCGACCACACCTGCTTACAACACCGAACTGCATAGCCCGTAGCGCAAAGTTCGAGTCTCCCTCGGGCACCAAATCCGAAGAAAACCGACCTTATGGTCGGTTTTTTTGTGCCTGTAACCAGGCTCCTGCCCTGTACCCTTGCTACCGCACCGAACCTGCCAATGACACGCCATTAATTGGCGCCACGCCAACGACTGTGCCGCCTGCAGCCATGCCTGGATTCTATTGGCCAGCAGCCAAGCCTCTACTTAGGATGTTATTCGTCGGATATACGCAGAAAGCATTGATCGAATGATGTCATCTGGCCATAGTTGCGCTCCCGTTTTTCCACCTCTGTGTGTGCCATGAAAAAAACCGCGCCCTGCCTGGCTGCAATGATGCTGCTCAGTGGGTGCAATGGAATGCCAACCTCCTACGTCTCAGATCCCGTCTACGACCAGGCTTTCGTGGTCACCTCAGGTGCTCCGCTGCCGATGCTGCTGATGGCCTCGGCCATTCAGTGGAATGAAGACTATGCGGTAACCGCCAAACACACGCCCTTCCTGCGCAACGTGGTCCACGAAGGCCTCGGCGACGTGGTGTTCTTCAAGCACAAGGCGGCGCAGGTTCCCACCTGGCGCCAGTATGTGCCGGGCGAGTCGGTCACGGCGGTAGGTTTCAACAGCTTCATGGTCCCCGTTCAGGGCACCGGTCATGCCCTGCCATCGCTGGTACGCCTGGAAGGTACGCCAGGCAGTGTGTTTTATTCGGTACACGACGGGCCGATGGTCAAGGGCATGTCTGGCGGCCCGGTGTTTGCTGGAGACGGCAAGGTGGTGGGTATCAGCGTCGCGTTCATCCCCACGAAGCAGATCGACGCGCAGAGCCGGCCGGACCTGGCCGGGCGTGAGCGCGTCAGTGTGTTCATGTCCTACAGCGAAATTGCCAAGGAATGGCGACGTTTCCAGTACCTGCAGGCGCGCAAGGCCAATCCTCGCGCGACGCCGCCAGCCATCAAGGGCTATGTGGCAACCGCCAACCCAGGAGGCTAA